CCCAGTCGCAATGAGCCACGATTGCCCCATTTCTGTACTGTCCCCCACGTCTGAGGATTTCGTTGAACTTGGAGTAGATCTCCATAAATCCACAAGGGCCGCTAGCAACCATTCCGTGCTTGTTCTCAGTTCCTTTTGGTCTGAGTTTTGAGAGGTGAAGGGAGACTCCTGCGCCATAACGAAGTGCTTTAGAAGCAAAGATAAAGGACTGTTCAATAGAGTCTTCAGACTCATCCATCGTGTCGTCAACAACCATGACCGTACAACTGACGGGATAGCGTCTAGTCGGGTCTTCAAGCCAACTCTCAACCCTCCCAGTCATAGCTAGAGCTGGGTTTGTTTCTGGTTCTCTAAGTTTCATAGGTCGTGGAGGTGAGGCTTCTTGTAGTTTGGACCTTTCTGGACTTTCCCATCCTTATAAGTGAAAGGTAATTTGGATACATTTGAATCAGTGAGCCTAACAAAAGCTTGTTCTACATCTACTCCCATTGTGTGTAGCAAGCCGTAAGTAACCCACAATACATCTGTGGCTTCCTTAATTACGTCACTGCGATCAAGGTTGTTATAAGCGTGAAGAAGTTCATAAAACTCTTCTTCAATGTAGGACATCTGGTTGTCCTGTAACTCAACATAAGCAGTTGAATCTTGCTCACGTGTCACAAGTTGACCAGCGTTCTGCATCCAGGTCTTCACTAGCTGGGAGTTCGATGTCCTCATGTTTGGCTTTAAGAATGGATTGGTATAAAGAAGAATCATAAGGCTTTGACTTACCCTCTTCACGTTTAATTAGGCGGTCAAGATACCACCTAGCTTTCTTTAAATCTTCAGAACCATTCTTGTTCTGATAACGGGTAACGTACTTGATTACGTTCCCTTCGAGGAAATCGAAAGCGTGACTTTCAATATACTCAATGCACTCAATTACGGCTTCGTCGTGTCCGTAGTAACGAGGGTTGGTAGGATCGGTGGTTCCCATAGATCAACATCATCAAAGGTGTACTCAGTGTCCCGTAATATACGGGCTAACCGTGCCTGTTTCAAGGCATGGTCTTCACTGAGACCCTTCTTTTCATACTGTTTAATTACAGTTCTCCATGAGGAGGCAAGTGAGAAGCGCTCAAACGGTATGAGTTTCTTCGCTGTCTTCGGACCAACCCCAGGACAACCGCTATAGCCGTCAACGGAGTCGCCACTAAGACACTGTTGTAAAAAATAGGCATCAGCTTGATCCTCTGTAATTAAATTAATGTCACCTTCATCGTTTAGATGGAAACCAGGAATCTGATTTAGATCCTTATCACCTGACCAGATAATGGGAGTTTTGTCAACGTGACGGGTCGCCAAAATTCCAAGCACATCATCAGCTTCTAATTTCCACCAGCACTCAGAAGAATAGCGTTTTTCAATGCTTCTACGAGATTCCTTAAAACCTACAGGTTTAATGCGGTGTCTAGTAGCTCGTCTATTTCCCTTATAACTAGGATCAACTTTGTTCCTAAAGTTTTCAGGGCTAGTCCAGCAAAGGGTGGTCTGTCTAGCTTTGGTCTGCTGTTTTTTAATGCTTAATAAGTCATCAAACAGCATCATCACTTCCCGAACAGGAAGGTGTGTTGTGATTATATCTGGCTGCCATTCTACTTCAACTTCGCAAGCTATTACTGCTTTAAACAGCAGCATATCTGCGTCAACTAGAAGCCAAGTCATGCAGCCTCCGCATATTTAGTTTTAAGTGCAGCCTCTACATCAGGAGGGAAATTAGATAAGGTCCACTTTTTAGGAGATTTCAAAAGGTGCTCATATACAAAGCTATCCATTTGATAAGCTTCTAGTCCTTTCCCTTTTCGCTGCCACTTTATAAACAGTTGACCCTCTGGCATACCCATAATTTCAGGCATTCTCATAACCTCCACACTTTGTAGTGGAGATTCCTTAATACCAAAGAACCACTTAAAACGCTTAAAAGAAAAGTAAGCAGATCTTTTAAGACTGCTCAGCCAAAGTTGAATCATCATCCCCGTTTGTAGCTGACGCTATCTTACGGGGTCGTAGTAAGTAGTTCATAGCGTTGGTGACACCTTGGAGATTGTCACCTAGTTTTCCTATACCTGTGTTGCAGTTATGGCAGAGCCAACCTCTATGCTCTGTGGTTTTGTGACAATGATCCCAAGTTAATAACTGGTCTGTCCTACTACAACACTGACAAGGAACACCTAACTTAGGAGTCGGGTGTTCTCTCTTTAATTTGTTGTAATTTCTAGTAAGTTCGTTGAAACATTTTTTACACTCAGGTCTTCTCCAAGTTCCGTTCTTATGGAACTCAGAGAAAAGTTTTACTTCGCCACAGATTTTGCATCTCTTAGTGGCATTCTGACCAGTTGTTGCCAACCTTATATTCAGATTCAATAGCAATTCTCATCTTAAGCCTATTTCCAGCAATTTTAGAAGCGTTGGTGACTATGGATGATAGTTTTTCTACGCAGTCTTCTCTACAAGCGAACTGAATTTCATCATGAACGTGAGCTAAGAACGTCCAATCCCAGTCATATATAAAACCAGCTTCAGTAAGCTCTTCGTAGCAAACATTATACCAAAGCTTACTTATGATTGCCCCAGCACTCTGGAGTAAAAAGTTTAAAGCGCTATGAGGTGACCGTACTTTGATTGGTCTACCATCTATAGCTTTGACAAAGCCATCCTTCTCAGCTTTTGCTGTTACTCTTTTAGTAAGTTCTGCTAAAGCTGGCATATTTTTGTAATACCGTTTCTTTAGCTTCTTACCGTCCTGATTAGTGATCTTGCCTAACTTTTCTGCACCAGCCCCGTAGATTAGGGCGTAGAAAAAAGTCTTGGCATCATCTCTAGTCGGCAAACCTGCGGCCTTTTGATTGGCAGAGTGTACGTCGCCCTCGATGACCTCGTTAGCAAACTTTCCTCCATCAAAGGGCCACAAGTAGTGCGCCAGACATCGTGCTTCTATACCAGAAAGGTCCACGCCAACCTGTTTGGTGGCAGGATAACCCGTTCCTATTAACTCCCCTTTGGGACTTCGTAAGGTGGACAAAACGTTAGGACCAAACAGAGCTCGGCACTCCGTACCCAGGGCTGACCTAACAGCAGGCACCTGGGCCATGTTTGGGCTGACGTGGGCTGCTCTCTGTGTAGCACATCCAACCGTAATCACGCTGCCGTGAATGCGGCTGTCTTTATCTACTAGCTTGAGCCAAGCATTGTTTCCAGTGCTTAATTGGCTAAGCCTTTTTTGGAGAGTGAGGGAAGATACGAAATCTTCAGCTCCAGGAATCTCCTTGAGAATCGTCTCATCGATCTTGGGTTTACCAGTTTCGGTGAAGACTTCTGCATTCCATTTCAGATGATTCTCTAAAACCCAAGCAATGTGATCCCTTGAGTTTGGATTCAAAGGAGTCAAGCGACACATAGATGCGCTTTCTACATATCCCCGACTTTTATCGTTTCGCTTAGGAGTGAAGAGCCCTCCGTCAATGAACGGGAACCTTTGTCTCAATCGTTCATCGAGAGTATGAAGTTGTTGGGTGATATCAGCTTCCAATTTAAGCGCCCCACTAACGTCAAAATGGAATCCAGTATCAACCTGTTTTGAGATGAGAGTGGCAAATTCCATCTCAAGATCAACCGCCGCTTCATAGCGATTAACCTTAGGCCGAAGCCTGTTCCAAAGTTTACACGTTACGTCAACATCGCCAACACATCTTTCACCTATTTCTTTGGTATAAGTAGAGAAATCTTCAAGGTCTGCGTGTTTCTTATTAAAACCAAGCCTGTATCCATAAGCTTCGAGAGAGTGCCTACCATATAACTTCATAGGCATTGTCTCCCACTTCTTCTTAAAATCTATATCTAATATGTCTGACCAAAACATTCGAGCCAAGATTAAGGTATCTATAACCTTTCCTTTAGGTTTGAATCTTGGATAAAGCTTTTGAATCGCAGGAATATCATACTGACAGATATTGTGCCCGATGATAGTTGAGTTTTCTAATATAGGTAGCCACTCCTCTGGATCTGTGTAAAGAACAGTCTCCTCACCGCTGTTAAGAGCACAGCAATGAATCTCTGTAATGTCGTTAATCTTCAGAGCGTTCGTTTCTATGTCGAAGGTTGTCATCGATGTGCACCTTGAGTCCGTTCTTATGGCAGTATTTGACCACGGCAGAGAGTCTGGGTCTATTAAAGGAATAAACGTAGTCATTAGTTTTAAAGAATTGAGAAAGGGAGCGCTTTGCTTTTTCAGTAGCAGCAAAGGCAGATACTTTAAGAGTGTTTATTTGTCGAAGGTGGACATCAAAAGTCGGGTTCAATAAAGTCATCCGTAATCACAGCATTATCATCCTGCGGTAACATTCTGCCAGTTTTTTCGTAATACTTCACACTTCCAGCAATTCCCAGCCAGCCTGTGAAGCGGTTTTTGAGCACCCTGACTCTACATTCAGAATTATCGTCGGCCTGTTGGTTGCGTTCAAGGCCAAGGACAATGTCAGAGAGCTGACCAATAGCTGCACTACCGCGAAGCCCAGAAAGACTCGTCTGTTGCCCATCTTCATGGCCCTTATCTCCTGTTGGTCTTCTTAAGTGTGACACAAGAATCATTCCACAATTAGTCTCTTCGACCATACTTCTTAGTTTGGTCAGCGTTTGATCAATCGCTCTCCTTTCATCCTGAGCTTGGTCCATCCCTGATACAAGGATCGAAAGATGATCAAAGATAATGAAGCTACAGTCCAAAGCACTAACACAATACCGTATACGATTAAGCAGAACGGTAGAATCAAGAGACCCAAAATGGTCGTAAAAGTAGACGTTCCCTTTTCCGAGTGTCTCATCAAACGCCTTTTCAATCTGGTCATCTGTAAAACCTCCTCGGTCAATATGTAGTGGGTGATTAAGGTTAATACCGACAAATCTTCTTGCAGTTCTGAGGTTGTTTTCCTCAAGCGATATAACAGCAACTCGCTCCCCCTGGTTAATGGAGAGATGGTAGGCAATTTCATTGACAAATGTAGATTTGCCCTGGCCTGTTCCAGCGCAGACTGTGACCAGTTCTGAGCGTCTAAGTCCGTGTAGTTTTTCATCTAGAAAGGGGTAACCATACTCAACACTATCGACTTTGGGGTCTTC